GGGCAGAAGCTTACAAATTTAGGTTTGCTGACTACTATCCTCCTGGGGATGAATTTTTCTTTACTCGTTCTGCTGTATGGGATGAGAAGTGGACTCAAGGATTTGATCTTGTTAATGATGGTAATACACCTATCCTTGCCGCAGCATTAGGAGAGGGATTGAATTTCGGCGGCATAGGTGTTCTAAAGATGGACACATCAGGAGTCTGGCAACCATTACTTAGTTCTCAGAAAATAATGCGTAGTCCTGTAGATCGTGCTTATTTATGGGTAGATGCAAGTGCGTGTCAAGTTGCAGTTACAGATGATAGCAAAATCTACGTAACATTTGATTCTAGTTATTTTGGTTGGTGGACAATAGGATTTTTACAAACAGGTGTAGATACTGGAACTAGAGATGGATCAACTTGGGCAATGAAAGAGAAAGTTCCAGGTTTCTTAGGAGCAACTAATGCACCTGCTAGATTATTAGCAAAAGGTACAACTTTATATTGGTTGAGTTTATGTGAACTTTATAGATTTGATGGTTCTGGACCTGATGTAGAATATAGTAATACTGCTATGTTATGGATTATACCACGTTCAGAAGAAGTGCATATTCCATGGACTGACGCAGCACCAGTTTCCTTTAATGCTATGGAATCCATGTTATGAGTGAACAATACTATTCACTTACAGATGTGGTGAACATTCTGTTAGTACCGAGACTTGACAGAATTGAGCAGAAATTAGATCGTAAGGTAGATAGAGGAGAGTTTGAGGAACTAAAGAAGGAGGTTGAATATCTCGAAAGTAATCTAATCACCACGGATAAAGTAAGAGATATCATTCGTAGTTCAACTTCGGATGCGGAGACTAAGGGGTGGACTCGGAGAGAACGTAGGATTGGAGTGATCCTTTTCTTGGTTGCTTTAGCTACTTTAGGTCTTGGAGTAGTTAGCCTCATTGTCAATTTGACTAATGGAGGCTGAGTATGTTATGGATAACAAAGAACTAAAAGAAGTGATTAATGAAGAATATAAGCCCTTTCGCCTAAATACAAGGGACAAATATTTACTGGGGTTGATTGTATTGGCTTTCTTACTAAGTGCCGTCATTCTTGTAACCAACCTCTGCATTACATTAACATAATGACAACATCAAACAAGTATATTCTTTTATTATCTGTGGCCTTAGTGATTTCCACTTTCGCTTTAGTTGGGTCACTTACGAATCGTTCGGTCGCAATTAGGGAGGGATGCAAAAGAGACAAAAAAATGTATGCGTATGTTCATGCTGCTGCTAATAGAGCTTTAATTGCATTACCTGCTGTTCCTTATTATCAGCAGTATCCAGTGGAACTAGAGAAGGCGAAGATTAATCTAAATAGACAAATCAAGTTTTTTAGTCCACTAAATTGCCCTGAATGGTGGGAGGTTTGGAAAGCGTGACAAAGATACATGACACACCACCCGGTCCAGAGGGTGATGATTCAATTAATGATCCTGAAGATTTAGTACCAACTAAGCCTACAGAAGTTGAAGATGTAGAAGATCATGAAGATGATGACAACGAAGATGATGATGAAGAATGACCGCTGAAAGAAGAAAAGCAATCAGAACGATTATTCGCCGCTACTTAGAGCGTGCTGAAAATAATCAGCCTGATATTCATTATGACCAGATGCGTCGTTTAACGTCATTGGGTGATCCACCAATGTCTGAGTATACGACGGACTGTTCAGGACTTTGTATTTCTGCCTTCTATTGGGCAGACCTCTGGTTGCCTTATAAAGTTAAAGACCCTAGCGGATATAACTATCTAGGGTGGGGCAACACAGGTTCAATTTTGTCAACGAACAGAAAAAGGAGGGTTCCGTTAGATCGGAAATTCTTCGTAGGAGATATGGCCCTGTTCGGTTCGTGGTCAAATACAAAGCATGTAACGATTTGTAGAAGGAATGGGAATATGATGACTTCAATTTGGACTTCTCACGGAAGTGAGCTTGGTCCATACGCTACACGATTGAAGTATCGTACAGATTTCCTTTGTGTCGTTCGTGCAGAGTCTCTAGCGTAGGAGGAAAAGTGGCTGTTGAAGTTAATTTTGATCGTAAGGCAATTGAGATTACTTGGGATACTGAGCTTGCTACTGGTGAGACAGTAGATATTCGTACTGAGAATGAAGGAGATGTTTCAGGTCGTGTTGATCTAAAGAATGATGGTCGCGCGACTCTTACATATCCTGCCGATTTCTCAGGTTCTACTCATGTTGTTGTGACAGGTTCGGACGGAGGTTCGGACGAAGGCACGATCGAGGTATAGGGGAGGAAACTTGTTAACTAAGATTTCTGCCGTTACAGCACTAGCCTCAGGAATTGTGAACCTTGCAGTTCTGTTCGGATGGGATATTACTGCCGATCAGATTGCAGGCATCAACGGAGTTATTGTTCTTGTAGGTGCTTTGGTTCATACATTCTTCAATCCTAGTGTTCCTATTGGAGTTACGGAGCCTAAGCCGTAATGGACAGTGGACTTTATCATTTAGTTGTAGCTTTATCGCTACTCACTATCGCAATTGTTTTAGCGGTAGCTGCATTTAGCGATTCAGTTTCTCTCTAACTACAGGGCCGTTAGAGGGAAAAAAGAAGGGCCACCCTTTACTCCTGGGGGTGGCCCTTCACTTTGCTATAATATATAGGTTTTTTACTTGCGTGATCTTCTGAGTAGAAGCACGCTTTTCTTCCGAGACTGGTACGTGTCCAGTCTCTTTTGCATTCAGGACACTTCTTCACGATCTCCTTTCCTACTGTTACATAGACCACAAGCTAAACGTAGATTTTGTAGTGCATGAGTGCCACCTTTAGACCACGCAATAACATGATCTAATGTAGGCTTTGCAGGATCAGTCCATCTAGCAGGAGAACGTAGTCCTACAACTGTTAGTGGTCGTTTGCAATAGAAGCAAAACCATCCATCACGAATAGCTACTTGTATCATCTTTCGACGACGTTGAATTCCCGTTAGATTATTTAGTCGAACCATCATCCTCATAAATCTTTTTGATTGCTGCTCGGAATCTATCCATGTTGAATCGAATCTGAATTACAGTTCCGCACCTGAAACAGATTGCGTCACCATTCTCGTCTGGTTCAGTTGTATGGTTATGCATACAAGTCCATCTTAAGAAATGCTCAATGTCGTCCATAGGATTATGGTTTGGATCATCCCACTTATCTATGTAATCACTCATATGCCGTTGGAGGGACTCGAACCCTCAATCCCGAAGGCGGCAGATTTTGAGTCTGCTGTGTATACCAATTCCACCACAACGGCTACGCTTACCAAACTACAGGTCTATACTCTCCACCCATTTCCTGAGCATCGAAAATAGTGATTTCACATGCTTCTAGATGATCTATAATATGCCACATTCTTTCATTCTGTCTTGCATCTGCAATTGGACCACATAGATAAACAGGAATATCTGCTCCCCAACCATGCATAGATTCTGGACGATCAGGAGTAATCATGTGAACTTCATTACGTTGAAATCCCCATTGTTGTGCCCAATAACATGCAGCTTGATAAGTAGTAGCTAAGAAGATAGCTTTTATCATGCGTAATCAGTATATCCTACGAAATCTTTTTTGATTCTATTACGAGGATTTTGCCTATCATATACAAACTCGTGATCAAAGAATTTTCCACTTTGATTGTGTTGTGGATGATTGCACGTACCTGTACATTTTGCACAAAACATAGGATCAGCATGGTCATTGAATCGAAAAATACCTAATACACCTTCTTCGGGTTCCCACTTGAAATCAGATTCTATCATTGCCCATGCATAACTAGGCATTGCGTAAGTAACTTCACCCTCTTTTGTGAGAACTATGTGAGCCATTAGCTATTCCAGATCATACCCATTAGAATGACAAACACTGCACTAATACCTATTACGAATCCAATCTTGTAGTCTACAAATATCATAATGAAAATTCCAATGAATGCAAGAATTGCAGTAATAGTATAGACCATGTTATCTACGAAATCTTCTGACTCTCGAGGACTACGCATTCTGTACCTCTTTCAAAATATCTCCGAGACGCTTAGGCTTGTAATTTTGTCCTTCGATGGAAGCATTGTAGTACGTATATCCTGGTGAATGGTATACTCCAAATGGTGCGTGTTGATGTGAATGCCCATGAATGTTAAGTAGACCAAGACCTAGATCATTTTTGTAATGAGAGAAGTATGTCTGATTCTGTAGGAAAGGCTCAACAAGTGTGAAATTAGTCTTTTTCTTCCAATCAGATTTGGTCGTCCAGAAAGGGATATCATCATCATGATTACCAAGAATCATGTATTTACGTCCAGGCAGATGCTTTACAACTTGTGCCCATCTAGTGACTCTATTGAAGTCATACCAAACCATCAAGTCACCTAGATGAAGAATTACATCATTCTTCTTTACCATCTTGATCCAGTTACGTAACATAAGTGCATCGTGATTCTTTGGACGTTTACAATGCTTGATAATATTGTCATGCCCAAAGTGAGTATCACTTATGATCCATGTTTCAGGAGTTACTTTCAGTTTATACACGTTCTCTTTGAGCCTCTGATTCATACTTAGTAATTCTATTAAACAAATCACGCACACATCTTCCGCAAAGTTCAAAACGTCTTTCTAGAGGATTACCTTCAATGCCAAATTCAGGAATTTGTGACAAAATCTCATTTCCAGAAAACGAAACTACAGCAATGTTAACATCACTTGCAATTTCAGAGTCACATCTATCACAGATAATTTTACGCATGACGCTCCTTTGCATCTCCCTTAAAGAACTGGAATCCTGCTTTGAACTTGTACCATGTTAGCAGAATTCGTAGAGCATCCATTTCGTGAGGCTTGGCTTTATAGATGCCCATTGCCTTAAACTTCTGATTAGTGTAGTAACCTTTCTTACCACCAGCACCATGTTCTGATGCACTTTGAGTTGATACTTTAATGTCACGTTCTGCAAGATACAGTTTAATTACACCAATTAGTTCTGCACTAATTAGCTCGAGCCCTGCTCTTGCACGATTACGATACTCAAACGTTTCATACACAATCCAGTCAGGTTCACCATCTACTAGATAGTTGTAAAGTCCCATATGAGCAAGTTTGAGTTGTTCAGTTGTAAATTCTAAACCCTCTTGTCCATCTAAAAATCCCCACGCTAGTCCTGTAGTACCACCCGGATCAATAGCTAAGATTTTCATAAAAGCCAAATACTTTCATTAGGTATTCGGTTACAGTATACTCGATATCTGTTCTTGCATTACCTGCGACATTTAGTATAGTGATGTTCTGTCTGTCAATCCATTCTTTAACCTTAATAGGTTCAGGCTCTGTGTAGATATCGAACTGATGGAAACCGATACTTACATCAAACGTAGGCTTTCCAAGTTCTCTACATAAACGTGCAGTAAGACGTTCTCCAGGAGTTTCCCATTTAACAGCGAATCTAATAGTACCATGACTAGCCTGAATATTGGCTTTAGTTCTAGTAGGATAACCGAAGTCTGATGATTCTGTAAGGTGGAATTCCTCTTTCCATTCCGGTTTATCACCGTCTAGAGTTCTACACCCTTTTGGAATCCATCCTCCTGTTTCGATTCCTAGATTCTTAGCAGCACGTAGTCCTGCAATATCCGCGCCGATTTGTCCACCTGAGATTACTTTGGTAATCATCATGTACCTGCATGCTCGAAGGGATGCTTAATGTGTGCATCTACATCTTCTACTGTAATGAAGTGTTTTAGATATTTAGACATTACTATGGTAAAGCTAACTGAAAGAACGTCACCTTCAATTAAGGTAATTCTTTGACCATCAATCTCTAGTGTAGATTTCCCTTCAATAACTGCGAAGGCTTGTTTCTTAACTACCTCCATTACTTAGTATCCCATTCTTCCTCAAAAGCTTCTGTCATCATATCTACACAACGACCAATTTGTTCTAGATGAGGTTCTGGACCCCAATATGTAATAGCATCTTTTTGTGTTCTCTTTACTACAACAGTAATTTCCACTTCTAGAACATCTGCTGGTAATACTGAATTACCTTTACGTGTGGCTGTGAATTTAGATTCAAGTCTCATTCACCCATCAACTCCTTAATGAACTCATCTACTGCTTTCTTTTCTTGGACCTTAACTTGCCTTTGTCGCTGAGTGGCCTTGATTTTATCACGTTTTTCTTTTGCGTCAGCTTTGTGTGCCTGATTGTATATCTTCTGCCTACAGGAGTTAGAACAGTATCTTGCATCAGCTCTAAAGTTCTCTGGTATATCATTATCGCATCCTGTTCGTTGGCACACTTTATAGTCACGTTCTCGCCTTGTAGTAATGCCGTGGCGAGAATGGTATGCGTCCAACTTGCAGGCTGCTGAACAGTATTTGGCATCTACTCTTTTCCCATCTAGGGGATTTTCACAATTTGGTGCTTGGCACGAATCCCGCATGGTTACTGGCATTGAGAGACAGACAGTATCATAACCGTTCTGTAGTTGTCAAGTGTGAGTCGGACGACCATAAGCACCCCCTACGAATGACAGATACAAGCCGTATTTCTATCCGTCTTAAGCGGTGTCTCGGTGCCTGACTGAGCGCACCGAGACGACTGACTCAGATTTTGCACTAGTAGAGTTTTACCTCTCGTATGATTCATTCGGCCATTTAGTTAGACCATTATATAGCGTACATGGATCGAGGCCGTTTGTGTTGTTAGACTTGTTTAGACCAGGAACCATGCGGAAGCGATTACGTAGACCGTCAATGTCTTTCCCATTTGAATCATAACGTGAGAACTTATCCGAGAATGATCCATCGGCGTGAACTACTACACCTGGAGAATTCTTACAGAACAACGGATCACTGTTATTCTCTTCTGCGTAATTATAAGTTCTAGGTGCAATACCAAAATGCGGGTCTACAGGTGTGGGGGGTGGTTCGCCATTCCCCGGATTATTAGGGTTTACTGCATCGTAGTAATCCTTCAACTTCCGCATTGTGTTACGGAAAAACTTACGAGGCCAGGGCCAAGTAGACATAACGTTCTCGTTGAACAATGCACCTTCTAGTGGAATTGTAGGAAACTTGGGAGGAATAGGTGGTGCGGTTTTTCTATCAGTTCCACACCATTGAATGTATGCTGCTCGCCAATCATTATGAAGATCAATAGCCATTGACAGATTTCGGAACCAACTCTCGAAAGCTGTAATACCATCATTGAATCCAATATCAGCAGACATTATTGTGTCCTTCTCCTATCTTTGTGTACGTAGTTCTTTGGTACTAAGTGTCCGTGTGATTCTGCAAATGATGCATAAGTAGGAATACTAGTTCCTGTGAATCCTACACTGACTTCATCAAAACCTGGAACAGTTGTTCTTAGAATAAGTGCATTGTATCCAGCGGCCTTCTCATAATCACTTTTTACATATACAGCTTCTCCTACTTCAAATTCTTGAGACTCTACTTTGCCTTCCATGCTTCCTCCGTACTCTTAGCTTACGTGCAGGATAACGCCATTGCTTCTTTATCTTGTTTGAACTAACCATAACTTGCTGAGGCATACCACAATCCTCACAAGTTTGCATTGCATTATTCATTCTATGATGGTCACAGCGCGGATTGCTGTTACGCCGCAATTAGCTCAACCTCCTCAACTGATCCCCAGTTTTCTTCACTCATGGAGATATCTACACGGAACGGAATATCATCCCAACCTAGAAGTTCTGATGCTTTCTTTTCCATAACCTCCTTCATTAAGTAGGAGACTTCTTCAACGTCCTTTTTAGGTACGTCTGCGATAATGGAGTCATACACGGTATTAATAATTGGAACGCCTGCTGCATTGAGTTCAACGACTGAATACTCTGTAAAGTCGCTGGCTGTAGATTGCGGAAGGAAGTTGACCCCTTCTCTGAGAGTGTCTTGCAAGTTTTCTTCAGTGATAAGATGGAATCTTCGTTTACGTCCAAACGGATTTGTAAGGTATTGCATCTTGTTGATTTCGACATGAGTTGCCTTAATCCATTCTAGGACCTTCGGGAATTTCTCGAACCAGGCGTCAATATATGCTTGTGCTTCTTCTCGATCCATGTGGTACATCTGCGCGAACATGAAAGCAGACTGTCCATAGCATACACCGAAATTAATGTTCTTCGATTTAACGTATTGGTCTTTAGTGTAATCTTTACCGTAGAAAGCAGTAGCAGTTTCGACGTGAAGGGATCGTAGACTGTCTCTGTAGATGTTGAGTAACTCACGATCTTTGCTAAGCTTTGCGATAACCCGGAGTTCGGCCTGCGAGTAATCACCTTGCACAAGAACGCACCCAAATGATGGTTTAAATAGTGTTCTAATTGCAGGGACGATATTACGGCCTGTTCTTGTGATATTGAGGAAATTAGGGTTTCTAGATGAGGGACGTCCTGTAACTGTTCCCGCGGGATTGAATGTCGTATAAAGCTTTCCGTCGTCTTTGACATGCTTAATCAGTCCTTCGATATACGTACCTTTTTGCTTATTGATTTCTGCCCAATTGTCATGTAGTTCTGCAAACTGCTTTAGAGGTTGCTTGTATTTTGCGAGAGCCAAGTAACGGTCTGCAAGAATTTCTACACGAATTGGATCAGCAAAGCTTCTTTCATATGATTGCTTACGTGTAGATTTTAGCGTGTGCTGCAAACCACACGTATCATATGCGAACGCACTAACTTGCTTGTGTGATGCGGGATTGAAGAATTCAAGTCCTACGATCTTAGCCATTTCCCGAGTTAAACGACGAAGTTCGGGAAGCACAATTTCCTCGTTTAGATCGGCGGCGGCTATATGGTCATAGTGGAATCCACGAAGTTCAATATCCCGCAACGCATTCATAAACGGAATCATTAGTGAAGTGTAGAGTTTCCACACTTCATCCTTCTCAGCTCTAGCTTTTAGAACGGGGAATAGCTGAAACGTACCAGCACAGTCATAACCATTATACTTATAGAAAGATGTGGGGTCCTCTGGAAGCTTACCCGTTTCAAAATAATCATCAATTTCAGTTGGTGTATAGTTCTTCCAACCAAGATGAGTACGAGCTAGGAATTTGAGTCCATGCACACCTTCCGTTCTCTCATCCAATGCATAAGATAGAGGGAAAGTGTCATGCACAATGTTGCAGTTAATCCCGTTTTGTTTGAGAAGCTTAGTATCGTAGACACCGTTGTGCCACAACCAATCCTTAGGTGCTGAGTAGACTTTACTGAATAGTTCCCAATTCGCTTGAATAGCTCGTTTCGTAATGACGTGTGCAACATCGGGTGAGTCAGCGAATCCAGCACATTCAATATTTTGTGCAAAACCTTCGAGGTCGGTCGCAATAATTCCCTCAGTTTTGAGTAGAGACGTAAGTAGCTTCTTACCCGCAGCAGTAGAATCATAGACTTTTACTTCTGGATAAACTGGATCAGGCGGAGGATTTAGAGCGAGCCGGAAATCCTCAACCATATAAGGGAAAGCATCAGAATCGTACAGAACAGCAGCCGGATTAGATGTAGCAATAATCCTCTTTTTGTCTTTAATATGCTCGATGCCTCTTGATGAGCTAATCGACTTTGCTCCGATGAATTCCTTAACTGCTTCAACTCCTGCTGCAATGATTGTGTCTGCACTTGAAATTTCACTGAGTAGTCGCTCTCTACAGGCATTGATTGCTTCCTTTGGAGGATTATCTTCTGCGTAACAAAGTACGAGATTTGTCACGAGGATATCTTCACGATTAACCTCGTTGGAACGAAGCATGTAATTCAGAACATCTCCTGATGGACCTGAAAATGGTTTACCGTTGCTAACGTCGTTCACTCCTGGGGAGCGACTAACTAGCGCGATAGTAGCATTTTCAGGTCCACGACTAGGAGCGCATCTTTCCTTCTGCAAAGGACATTCTTCACACTTAGCTAGAGGGTGTTTCCGAATCATCCTTTTCCTTCTTTTCTTCCGCATTTGCTTGTGCTGCTGCATAGAACATACCTGCAAAGTAGGCTGTTACAATCGAAAGACCCATACCTGCATCTGCGCCTTCTTCCATTGCTCCTATTAAAATATTATAACCCATTCTACCAATATCCTGAGCACCCTTAGTATCTTCGATATTCGTCAAATGAACTGTAGGATCGTCAGTCACTTCTTCCTCCGTTAGTCTACATAAATGAGAATCCCATTCAGATGTTACTTCACCACATTTACAAATCCTGATATCTCCTTTGAGTTCTCCAAATACGTATCTATATTGTTTCAACGTTCGTCTCCACTCCCTTGAAGTGTATTCCTTTCTTTACGATCTTCTAGCTTCTCGATATTATCATGCATTACTTCTGCAAGTGTCCAACCCATAACTGAGCAAAGTTCACTGAGATACCAAATAGTATCTCCTACCTCTTTACGCATAAGCTCGGCACTACGCTGACTGAACATACCACGATCGTCACGCATTACCTTCTTAAAGATATCTGCAATCTCTCCTGCTTCACCATTGATACCACTAATAACGTAACTCAATTGTAGAAGCGTCCTAGTGTTGTCTAGATTGCGGGAGAATACTAGTTCTTCAATTCTTTCACCATAGATACCTGTAGCATGTGCGCGTTCCTGATATTCAACAGTATCCATTATAGCTCCTTCAACCATTTCCAGAATGTTGAGAGTCTAGTAGCTTCTGCATGTTTTCCATCTGCTGTTAGTTCTACCTTTTGTCGTCTAACCCATCCCTCATCCCAAAGACGTGCTCTTAGAAGATAAGGATTATCTGTTCTTCGCATGTGATTACGATGAGCAGCAGTTCCTTCATTCTTCAGTTCATCCGTATTTACGTTAGGCATAATCAGGTCTATCATCATATTCCTGATACTTCTCTTTGTTCATTTCATAGTGAAGCAAAAACATAAGACAACACATTGCATGACCTAAATGGTGGAGTCCAGTTTCTGGATCATTTATTTCTCCGCGCCACCATGACCACAAGTGTCGTAAAAGTGCTCCAAAGACTCTTGAGTATTTAATACCTTTTGCCCAATTATATGCATCATACTTGTTCGCGCCAAAAGTGAGGACACGACCAGTTTCATTGATTGCGTCTGGACTCCAAAGATCGAGTTGGATTTTTCCTTCATCGTACTTAGTCCCTTCTGGTAGTTCAGCCACCTCGTACTCCTGGAGGTAGAATCATTCCAGCCTTAGGCTGAATTCTTGCCTGTTCTAAATTCTGCATAATCTGTGCTTTAATCTTTACACCCATAAAAGCTCTACGTAGTTCAATCATACGAACTAGTAGACGACGCTGAACACGCTTCTCGAATTCTTCCTCAGTTACGTCAAGTCTGTCTAGGAGCAACTCAATCATAACTTCTACTTCATGCTTAACACGAAACATATCAATCTGAACATTCTGCATGGGATGGATTCCTTCTCTATCCCATTTTTCAGCTTCCTGCTGAAAAGCTTCCATGATGTTCTCATCAGGAATCTTGGCAACTTCTGCCATAATTTCGTTGAGTTGTTCTTCCTCTTGTTCCTCAGTTAGTTCTTCTGGCTCATTCTTTTTAGTTTCAGGTACGCTGTCCAAGTGAATTCCCTTCTTGATCGAATTTCTTTTTAGCACCCGCACAACCATTTACCATACACTCATATTGCCTGACTCCGTTTATAGTAGTTACGTTGTTTAGGTTCGCATTACATACTCCACACTTAGGAGTCTCAATCCAACGCTTTACCTTTGTGCGTTTCTTATTGTAGACGGCTATACGGGCCAAAGCTTGTAACCCCTTCCGGCTGATTTCTGTGTGATTAGACCTCTTTCGATCAGGGTATCGAAAACGATCCTGGCTGGTACTGATTGTATGTGATTTCTACGCATAATCTCTGCACGTGTAATTCCGGGTGTTGCGCGAATCATCCTAAGAACTTTTCCAATCAAACGTTCAGAAGTTGTAGTTCCTACATTGTTCATCATATGAACTGAATGAGGTGCCCAATTCTGAATAAGCTGAGAAGCTTTTAGAACGTCTCTCAGTTCACAAGTGATTAGGAAATCTCTAGGTTCCTGTCTAGTTGCAGCAATAAGAATTGACAGCTTCAACAGACTAGTAGCCATACGAGTGAACGTAGGTAATGCTACATTAGACTTGGTAGATTCATTCGCAGTTAAGGTTAGAATCTTTTCAGTCTCCTGCATTCTTAACCATGCTTCATCTGTTAGCTCAACTTCCACTTCTTTGCTTAACTTTGCATCTTCACCGAAAATCTTTGCGTCCACAACTTGCACTTGGTATGTATCTACGATACTATGTAATTCTGACCTTAATACTTCACGATCACTTTTACCATTCTTTGAGACTGGTGGACCCATCCATTGAAGATTCTCAATGTTCGATTCACCATTTACTACCAAGAAACGCGGAAGAAATCCCGAGAAGAAAAAATCTTCGTTGACAGTTTCATAAACGCGGTCTTGGATTCCACCACCAAAAAAGATGAAAACGGGTTTTTTAACTGTGATGGTTTCCTTACTTAAGGGACGAACCATAATTGGCGGCACATCATATAGCTTGGTTAGCGTTTCTGGCATACCAGCGAGATATGACTTTGTAGACATTGCGTGGAAGAATCCAGCTACTTCGTCTCTGTAGTAAATAGAGATTTTCTCAGGACGATCAGCTAGAGCTTTAATCATTCCCTCTGCTGACGCATCATGTGTAGAGATTACAGAATTCTCGTCAATCTCATTTACGAATCCCATAGCTAATTCCATCGCAGTAGTCTTACGAGTAAGCGTGGACTCTCCTAATACAAGTCCCCACAAATTCGGGTACACACGAGCAAATGATAATTCCAGATGAATCTTGTCTGCGAGAACACAAGATAACATCATAGCCCCGCAAAGTTCGTGGTACACTCTATTCGCATCTGTTACAGAACTACCCCACTTGATGTATTTATCAATGAATCCATCTTCAAGTTTGTCTGATTCTTCATCGCTGATGATTGTGGGGAACTTAAGATCATTGTCCAAATCTCCCGCAATGATAGCAAACGTCTTATCAATTGTGTCCTTTTTAACTACATCATGCCACAAATGAAGCAACGGTCTACCATCCCGATTATACTTATTACACTTAGCAGAATTAGCAACAACGAGAGTTTCTTCTCTCGTCATACCTGCTTCCAAGCAAATGGCAATTAGCCGCCAAATGACTTCTGACCAATCTTCTCCTGGCTCAACGAAATAGATTTCATTGAAACCAGTTTTCATTAGGTCGTGACGATGTTCGTGAATGATGAGTTCTGGTGCAGGCAACTCATCAATGTTAGGCATATCTACATCGTCTACGCCCTGTTCCGCAAACCGCTCAATTAGAATCTTCTCGAAATCTTCTGGATCAGTCGTGTCCTCGTTAGCAGAAATAAGCTTAACAGGAGGAACCGATGAGTATTTGAAGTTCTTAGTAAACGGCTC